AATTATTTAAAAAGAAAAAATGGCAGTTAAAACAGACCCAGGATTTAACTTGCAGCCAAGCGCTCAGCAAGTACCCACAGCAACAAATTATATTACCAACTTTGATTTCTTGAATCAGTATCTCCCTGATACTTATGAGAAGGAATTCGAGCGTTATGGTAATCGTACCATCTCTGGTTTCTTACGTATGGTAGGAGCTGAGATGCCTTCTAACTCTGACCTTATTAAGTGGGCAGAACAAGGACGTCTCCACGTAAAGTATACTGATGTAACAGCAGCAGCTAACGCTGCTACACCTGGTACAGCGGATGTTTATACAATTCCTGTATCAAATGCTAACCCAACACCTTTTAGCGCGAATAATGCTATGGCTCTCCGTAACGGACAGACTGTAATTATCTCTCGTACTACTGGAGCTGCTGGTTTATTTAAAGCAGTTGTAAGCAATGTAGATACTGCTGCTCAAACATTCCAAGCTAACTACTACTCGGCTACTGGCCCTGCAATTCCAGCAGCTGGAACAGATAGATTCACTGTATTCATCTATGGTTCTGAGTTCGCTAAAGGAACTAATGGTATGGAGGGTTCTTTAGAGTCTGACGATATCTTCTTCGAGAATAAGCCAATCATCATCAAGGACAAGTACGCTGTCTCTGGTTCTGACATGGCTCAAATCGGATGGGTTGAGATTCAAACCGAAAACGGAGCTAGCGGATACCTATGGTATATGAAGTCTGAGCACGAGACACGTCTTCGTTTCGACGATTACTTGGAGACTGCTATGATTGAAGCTGTACCTGCTGTACAAGGTTCAGGTGCTGACGCTTTGTTAGGCAATGGTTCTACTGGTAATAACCCAACAGGCGCTGGTTCTGAAGGTATCTTCTATGTAGTTAATAGCCGAGGTAACGTATACGGCGGAGGCAACCCAACTACGTTGGCTGACTTTGACACCATCATCTCACGATTGGATAAGCAGGGCGCTATCGAAGAAAATGTAATCTTCGTTGACCGTCAGTTTAGCTTTGACATCGACGATATGTTGGCTGCTCAAAACTCTTACGGAGCAGGTGGTACTTCTTACGGTCTTTTCGACAACGATAAGGACATGGCGTTGAACCTCGGATTCACTGGATTCCGTCGTGGCTATGACTTCTATAAGTCTGACTGGAAGTACTTGAACGACCCAACTATGCGTGGTGGATTACCTACCGCAACTGGTTCAGGACGTATCAACGGCTTGTTAGTTCCAGCTGGCTCTACATCTGTATATGACCAAATCCTAGGTAAGAACGCTAAGCGACCTTTCCTTCACGTTCGGTACCGCGCTTCAGAAACTGAAGACCGTCGTTACAAGACTTGGATTACTGGTTCTGCTGGTGGCGCCGCTACTAGTTCTCTCGATGCGATGGAAGTTAACTTCCTCTCTGAGCGTGCTGTATGCACCTTGGGAGCGAATAACTTCTTCTTGTTCGAAGCATAATAAACTGAGGAATGAGGGGGGACTACGGTCCCCCCTTCTTCTATTTTAAATTCTAAATCATATCAAATGAAAAGTAAAGCCCCTATGGTAGATAGAATCTACCGACTAACTAAGGAACAAGCGCCATTGGCGTATATGATTCCTGCACAAGGTAACGCCCGTACACCGCTGCTATATTGGGATGACGATGCTGGAGTTAATAAAACTCTACGCTACGCCCGCAACCAGAAGTCACCCTTCGTGGATGAGCAGGACGGCAACGTGGTTTTAGAACCTATCGTATTTGAGGATGGATTCCTTTCGGTCTCTAGACAGAATCCAGTCCTACAAGAGTTCCTCCAGTACCACCCTTTAAATGGTATTAAGTTCGAGGAGATTAATAATGAGCGCGACGCTCATAAAGAGTTAGAGGCTGTCAACCTAGAGGTAGACGCCCTTATCCAATGTCGTGAGATGTCTATCGAGCAAATTGAGAATGTAGCCCGCGTGGTATTTGGTATGGACCCGTCCTCTCAAACTACAGCTGAGCTACGTAGAGATATGCTCATCTTCGCCCGTCATAACGCCGAGGCTTTTTTACAGGCTGTCAATGACCCTGAGCTTAACTTCAACGCTTCTGTCCAGGGGTTCTTTGATAAAGGACTCCTTACGTTCCGTAAGAACAAGCAGGAGATTTGGTTCAATACATCTACCAATAAGAAGAAGATGCTTACCGTTCCATTTGGTGATGACCCTATGACAGCGGCTGGCGCTTACCTTATGGGTGACAACGGGCTGGAGCACTTACGGATGCTTGAGTCTGCGATTTAATTTGTTCAGTGTATCTTTGGTCTTTATTCACCCATTAATTTTTTTAAAATGGTAAAATTTCTCAAGGTTACAAACGCGCCTGTCACAGGCCAATTAATCAATATCAATGGCATCAAAGCTGTCGGTACAGCTAGCGCAACAGCAGGAACTGTCACTGTAGATTATGTAGACGGAACAACTACAACTATTACAACAGCTTTGCAAGTGGGCTCTGATGTGTATCTAGCTATTGTAAATGCAGCGGAAGCTGCTTTGGCAACAAGCTGGACAAGACCTTACTACGAATTACAACTTCCTAAAGCAGTGACAAGTATTATAAATGCTTAATCCGCTTAATTGTATTTTACAGGAAAGGGGTCGCAAATAGCGGCCCCTTTTTTTTGGCTATCTTTGAGCAAAGGTTGACCTATGATAAACTCAGTCAGAAACACTGTCCTGTCGATACTGAATAAGAACAACTACGGGTATATATCACCAGCAGATTTTAACTTATTCGCTAAGCAGGCGCAGCTAGAAATATTCGACGAGTATATGTCGGATTACAATAAGCAGCTCAATAAAGAGAACGCTCGTCAATCAGGTACAGGGTACGCTGATATTGCAAAGAGCCTTATCGAGGTAATTGATTTCTTCTCTGTCACTAATGACTTAGCTAACATAGCGGACAACACCTTCTCGCTACCCTCGGAGCTCACTACGGGCGATGACTACTACCTTTTAAATAAGGTGTTGTGTTATGACACGGCCACGACACCACGGATATTACGCGGTGAGGCTGAGTACGTTACACATAGCAACATCACATTGCTAAACACATCGCAGTTGACGGCGCCTTCTATATACTACCCCGCCTATACCACGGAGGGCAGCACTATGACCGTGTTCCCCGCGTCGTTTAACTCGGTTAACTCTATCCGGTGCCAGTACATCCGCTATCCTAAAGCTCCGCAGTGGACGTTCTCACTTGTTACTGAAGGCGAGCCTATCTTCAACCCTAATGTCTCAGGCTATCAAGATTTTGAGATAGCTATTGACGATGAGTACCGATTGGTGAATCGTATATTGCAGCAGTGTGGTATCTCTATCCGCGAGGGTGACGTGTATCAGTACGCTAACGGGGAGGAGGCGAAGAATAAACAACAAGGGTAATGGGATATATATCTGACTATCAGTACTATGAGAATGGCGGCGCCAATCCAGAGGATGCTAACTGGGGCAGCTATCAGTACGTCTCGTTGTTTGATATAGTAACGAATTTCTTGTTGATGTATAACGGCAACCACTCGTTGATTAATAACGAGGAGCGCTATAAGATTGTATTCCACGCTAAGCGTGCGGTACAGGAGTTAAACTACGACGCCTTTAAGGAGATTAAGATATTGCAGCTCACTGTCTCTGACCAGCTGCGCTTTGTATTGCCACAGGACTACGTCAACTGGGTGCGTATCTCTACGTACCGAAATGGATTGCTGTATCCTTTGAGCGAGAACATCCAGACTAACTGGAGTGGGGCTTACCTACAGGACAACAACCTGAGAATCTTATTCGATGAGCAGGGCAATGTCTTAAAGCCAGAGAACTCACCTATCGATATGGATAGGATTAGCTGTTCTAAGCGGACTATCTACCTCAATGAGAATAGCGCGTACAACAACTCAGAGGGCTGGTGTGTTGACGGGCTATGGTACTTTGACTACGGTATTGGCGGGCGCTATGGCCTCAATACAGAGACGGCTAACGCTAACCCTACCTTCGCTATAGATAAGCAGTCAGGCGTTATCAACTTCAGCTCTGGCGTATCGGGTGAGTCCGTGGTATTGGAGTATGTCTCTGACGGTATGATGGGCGGTGACG